GTTAGATTCGATCTGATCTAAAGAATCATTAATCCAAGTTCTAAGACTTCCAATTTCATGATACATCATTTCAGAACCACTTCCTTCAGCTAAAGTAGCAGCTTCAAGAACTTTATGCCTTCCGTGCATTTCTCTGTTAACACCAAGATTAAGTTTCATCTTTGAAACATATGCAATCTTTCTAATAGTTTCTTGTAAATCATCAGCTATTTCAATAGCTTCATCAGCTGATGAATGAACTTCAGCCATAGCCCAAACAGTATTCTCTTCAAGCTCATTAGTAGCTCTATCAGCAGCTCTACTGTATAATTTTTGGTTCCATTCTTGTCTAGATAATTTTTTCATGTTCTCACTCCTTATATTGTTATTAATATTATCTCTCATTATCTTATAATAGCATAAAAACGTTCTCAGGTCAACAGGGTCAACAAAAAAAACTAAAAAAAGATCCTGCTAAAATCAATGGGTTACAAATTTTTTACAAAAAAAAAGCCCTGCAAAAACAGGGCTTTATAATACTCAAATAAGAGTGTTACTTACAGAGAGTAAGCAACTTGTCTTGTGCCATTAACATTAACAGCAAAAGTCTTAAATGAAACACCCATAGCTGAAAGTTCATCTAATCTAGTATTGATTGAAGCAATACTTGTGTTAAAAGACTTAGCTAAAGTTCCAGTAGTTACAGCAGTACTTGAACCAGCAACAAATGCTAGGATCTTGTTTTGTAGGTTTCTGAACTTAGAACCGTTTCTTTTAGTTGGGTTAACGACTGAATCAGCCATTGCTTGTGCGACATTTTTCATGATATATCTCCTTTTCTTCGCATAATTAAAATATAAGCATAGCATACTTTAAAATTAAAGTCAACAGGGCTAGCCATATTTTCTTTTATCAATTACTTCCTGTCTATAAACTTTTAAATAATACATAAAACATTCTGGATAGTTTACTGGATTTGGTACATGACTAGAGAAATGGTTTTGCAATGTGTTATATATTTCTGTTATTTCTCTGTCCATACACTGTTATCGGACCACCGATCAACATAAACTTAGGAGTGTCACCATTAAAGAAACCACCTTTGTTTAAGTTTCTCAGTAGCTTTGTTAATACATTTTTATTTGTACTTTGAGCGATATACTGTTTAGTTAAGTGTTCATAAATCTTAAACATTCTACCATGTTTCTTTATTGAGTATTTCTTTTTCATTAATTAAATCCTAACTTTCCAGCTATCTTTTCTTGGTTAATTCTTTGTCCGGTAGTAGTATTATCCATTACAGCTTGTGTATCATGATCAGGTGTTAGATCTTGATATGCTGCATCTATATCGAACAATCTCATCTTTGCTCTATCAACTCCGACCTTAAACTTTTTATTCATTACAGGATCACTATATCTGTTCTTCAATTGTTTAAACATTATAGCTCCTTGAGCTTGTAGATCGTCACTACTAACCATTGCAATCATAAAGTCAGCAGTAGCTGGTAGACCAAAACTTTCACTTGTATCTTCTAAACCAGGATCACTATTCGTAAATCCTTTTCTTGTAGTTTGTGTTGCACTTACTATTGGTACATCTCTTTCAACAGCAAGACCTCTAAGTTCTTCTGCAATAGCTTTTATGTAAGTATAACTGTTAACTTGTTGACCAGGTTTAACTCTCATACTTAATGCTATGTTAAGATAGTCAACATATATGATATCTGGTTTAAAGTTTCTTTTGATACTAAGTTCATTAAGTAAATGTCTAAAGTGACCTGTACCAGCACTTGCAGTAGGATATTCTTTTATGATTAACTTACCTGCTGTAGTCTTCTTTAAACTATCTATTTTTTTCTGATAATCAGCTTTAGAAAGCCCGCTAAGATCATCAAGAGGTATGTTGAGAAGATTCGCATCAATACGCTCGGCAATCTTTTCTTCCGCCATCTCCAATGTGATGTATAAGACATTTTTACCATCCGTTAAGTTGTTTGCAGCAAAGTGACACATAGCCAAAGACTTACCTACACCTGTACCAGCAAGAATAATATTAAGAGACTTATTGCTTAAGCCTTCTTTCGTTACAGCATTTAACAATTCAATATCAAATGGAATTTTATTTTCCGTGGTATGATAAAAATTGTATCGCTTCTCAGCGTCATCTAAAAAGTCGTGACCAATGTGATTATCAAATGAAACACTTAATGCATCACTCAATATATTAGGTATGGTTCCACTACTCTTCTTCTTATCTTTGCCATCAATAATCTGTATACTTTCCATAATAGCATTGTATACAGCTTTCTCCTGACAAAACTTTTCTGTCTTATCTAACAACCATTGAACATCTGGAGCTTCATCTATTGTAAGCTCATCTATAATCTTTCCACAACTTTTAAACTGTTCATCATTAACAGACTTATCATTATCAATCTCAATAGATAGAGCTTCTCTTGAAGGAATACTATTGTAATCGTTAATGAACTTCTTTATCTTTTCAAATACTAAACCTTCAGTACTATCACTAAAATATTCTTTCTGTAAGAAAGGAATAGTCTTTCTAGCGTAGTCTTCGTTATTGATCAGATGTTTCAGTACTAGCTGTTCTATCCTCATTATCTTCTTCTATAATTACTGTTAATATATCACCTATCGTTTGTATAAAATCATTATAATCTTCTACTTTACTTTCACCATTTAGGATATTGTATTCAAAGACAAGTTTACCTTCTTCTAAAGATTCCATATTGACCTTTAGATAATAAAACTCAACGTCTTTATATTTCCCCTCTTGTATCTGAACTATAACAGTGTCACTCGGTGACAGCTTGTTCAGAAACTTGAACTTCGGTATCTCTGACATAGTCTCCATATAAAAATTCCTTTTCTACAGCTTTCTCAATCTGTTGCATTACTTCCTTAGTAAAATACTTTTCAGGATCTTTCTGTATAACTTTTCCATACACTTTGGATCCATCTTGTAATTCATATCGATTAGCTACTTTTTTGAATATATCATACTTCTCTGCTATGTCTAAAAGACCATAGTATCTATCTAACCCTTTATCATAGGTTAGTAAAACTTCAACTAGTTTATTCTCTTTCGTAAATCTTGACTTTGCCATTCTAACCTTAATGATGTTTCCAACAACTTCGGTTCCATCTTTTTCTTTCTTCTTAGTTAGAAAACATATTGTAGATGCACTATACTTTAGTCCACTACCACCAGCCATCTCTTTAGTAGGAATGTAACTACCTACAACATCATATACATGGTTAGTAATCAACATAGGTACACCTATCTTAGCTAACTTTAAGTTAAGTACTCTAAATGTAGCTTTTAAGGTTGCAGCCTTGGTCATATCTCTGGTTTCACTACCAGCAGCAGTATCCTCCAATTCCTTAGTACTGCTTAACTGACCAAGACTGTCTAACACCATCATCATTGGTGGTCTATCATTTTTCTTTGCATAATTATCCACTAAATTAAGAACGGTGTGTCTAAACTTTTGTATTGTTTCTGGTTCTGATATAATAACTCGTTTGGTATCAATACCACGAGTGCTCATCATTTCTTTTGTTACAGCTGCTTCAGTATCGAAATAAAACACAGCACCGCTGGGGTTGTCATCAAGGAAGCGCTTAACAACACCAAGAACGAAGAACGTTTTTCCTGTCGCTGACTCACCGGCAAATGCAGTAATCTTATTATTTGGTACACCACCGTATAAGCTCCCAGACAAAGCAGCGTTAAGCACATAACTACCAGTGTCAATGCATCCTGAGAATTGTGAAGAACTAAGTCCATCTTCTGCTATGTTTGTGTTCTCATCATTGAGTTCCTTAACCATAGTCCTAAAAAAATCTGTCATAATATACTCGCTTTCATATTTTATTATTATACTTCAATCACTTTTCAGGGTCAACATTTAATTTAAAACCAAGTGGACTTACTTTCTTTTTATATCCTACATGGCTTGTTTTAACAAATCCTTCTGGTACTTTTTCCTTCTTTTTTGGTTTAGGTTTTTCTTTAACTTCTTGTTCAAGTTTAATCTCAGACCATTCTTTCTTAGTAGCATCTGCTGCTTTTGTAATTGTAACTTTCTTAGGTTTACCTAATGCTTCTTTGAATGTCATGTTAGCTGCTACAATAAGAAGTACAGCCAAAGGATCAAACACAAAGATAATAGTAATAATGATCCATCTAACAGCT